CCTTTCAGTTTACCAAGACCAACCTTGACTTGTGCGGTAGCACTCAAAGATACAAAAGTAGCAGCCATATGTATTATCCTAAGCCAAAAATTTCAATTTGTACAAGGTTGAATAATACAACCCAAAAATCTCGTCGATAATGTTTTGGATTGGAGTGCAATCCTTATCAACGACTTTATACCGCATTTCCTCAAGTTCGTCTACCTGACCTTCAAGAAACGCAACAATATTGTTTGTCTTCTTAGCTGACATAAGCGAAATAGGGCCGATAAGGCCATATTTGCCTTGGTAGGCTTCAGCAAATTTGTCAGCCAGTTCGATCACTTCATCATAAAAAGTGTTCAAGGCCGAGTGCTTGGCAAAGCTACGCGTGTTCAAGTGCGTCGAATGGGCTACATCGCGCGCAAGAAACAGTGTGCCTACGAAGTCAGCGCATTTCATGATGATGGTCCTTGGGGCCAGACGATAGCAAACGGATTAGCTTGGTCAGTTATGTCACGCAAGGCTTGGCGGTATGTAGCCCATGCAGCGGCATCTACAGGCGCGTCAGGTAACTGCGTCCAATCGGATTCAACCAGCAGCTTGTTACGTTCAACACGAATAACATCCCATTGCGCTCCAACTTTTGCTGCTGATGCGTCTGCGTCGAGGTCCGACACAATGTAGTTCTGTGTCCAAACACCATCAATCAGCAACGCTGGGCCTTCTTCAAGGTGCTGTGTAGCTGCATCGTGATACGGCGGTGTGACGATCTGCTTTTTGTGTACGCCAAAATGTACGACCTGTTCTTCGGTCAAGCGCCGGGCGTAGCAATAGTTATCCGCGTCCCACTGCGTTGGCTCGGCATCAAAGATGTGCCGTATAAAGGTGTCGCCTTGGGCTTGGACATACCACATTATTATGCTTCCTTTGCTTCCCGCTTGGCGGTTACACGTACAACAGCCGCATCATATGCGGCTTGGTCTTCAATCTGGTCTTTTAGCGCCGCCATGATGGACTCTACATTACCCATCTGTTTGCGTGTGTCAGTTAGTCTTTCTGCTATATTGGCCGCAAACTCATTGTCTGTAGCGTTTGCCAGCAGATGCTCAAAGTTTTTGCGGTCAAAGTCGTAATGAAAATGTTCAATCTCGCGTGCGTACATGGCATCCGCTAGGGTGTCGTATTTGTAATCGTCGCTGAGTTGTGTGTATATCATGTAATATCTTTCTTTATAGCGCAGGGCTAAAGGTAACGGCGCGAAGACTGCCCGTAAATGGTGTAGTTGGGGCGGCGTATCTGGTGCCAAAACCAGTGCTGACGTTCCACGGGTAGGTTCCTACGACAGATGATGCGCCGGATACTACAGCAATAGTGTCCCCGGTAACGGAAAAGGCAACGCTGGTGCTGTTGCTGGGAGGTAGTGTAGCCGGATTAGTGTATTTGGTGCCAAAGCCAGCGCCACTCCACGGGTAGGCAGAAACGAAGGGTGTAGTAAAGTGCGCTACAGCAATAGCATCGCCAGCAGGACTAAACGCTACGCCAGTACCAGTGCCAGCAGGTAGCGTAGCGGGGTTGGCGTATTTAACGCCGAAACCAGTGCCGGCGTTCCACGGGTATACGGAGACAAATGGTGTTGTGCCGTGCGATACAGCAATAGCATCCCCCGCAGGGCTAAAGGCTACGCTGTTGCTGTCGCCGGTAGGCAATGTAGCAGGGTTGGCGTATTTGGTACCAAAGCCAGTGCCGACGTTCCAAGGGTAGGCTGTGACGCGGGGTGAAGTAGTATGCGCTATAGCAACAGAAGTACCTGCGGGACTAAAGGCAACACCGTAGCCAGTGCCAGTAGGTAGTGTAGCTGGGTCGGCATATTTAGTGCCAAAGCCAGTGCTGACGTTCCAAGGGTATGCTGTAATATATGGTGTTGAGGTACTTGCTATCGCTATAGCATCGCTTGCAGGTGAAAACGCTACGCCGAAGCTAGCTGACGGAAGTGGTGTAGATGGGCTTGCATATATAGCGCCGTATCCTGAGCTACTCCAACGATAGACTGAAATAAAGGTACCTGCATCATGCGCTAATGCTACTACGTTACCTGCAGGTGAAAACGCTACGCCGTAACCATCGTTACCTAAAGAGGCTGGGTTGGCATATCTAGTACCGAAGCCGCCGCTGCTGCTCCACCCGTAGGCTTGAATGTAGGGGCTGCTACTAGATGCAGCCGCTATAGCGTAAGGTGCAAGGGCTGTGCCTGTTTGGTATAAAAAATTTGCCATCCATTTAGTCGCGGTGACTTTAATTGCCATAAGAGTGTTATTTGCAGGTAATATGAGTTCGCCCGTTGTCCCGCTGCCAAACACAAGCGTATCACTGTTAATTGCCACATTAACCGCAGTACCGCCGTTTTCAACGGTAAACAGCACCACAGTTCCAATTGGAAACGCAACGCTGGCGTTTGCAGGGATGGTGTATGTGCGGCGCGTTGCATCCGACGCAGGGTGAAATATCTGCTTGCCCCCATCACTCAAAACTAACGTGTAGTTTGCTGTCTGAATGTTTTGCGGGAAAGACACGCCGCTTGATGAAGCTGCGGACACCCACGATGTGCCGTTGCTGGTTAACAGATTACCTGTAGTACCGGGCGCAACAGTTTGAACCGCCGAAGTTCCGTTGCCAAGTAGCACGTTGTTAGCTGTGAGTGTGGCTAAACCTGTGCCGCCGGACGTAACGCCAAGTGCGTTGGTAAACCCTACAGTTCCTGTAGCGTTAAGGTCTGTAAGCGTTGTAGTGCCTGTAACGCCAAGTGTGCCTGTGACGGCAAAGTTGTTAGGTATAGTGACATTACCCGCAGACGTTACGGAAATCGGCAATTCTTGTACGTTGCCAGCGCCTGACGTATCGCGGCCAAGCACTTTACCGGCAGCCGCGGTCAATACGTGTTCTTGGTTCCAGTTGGACGGCTGGACAAGCGTTGCGTCGCCGCTGTCAGTTTTGGCAGACTGAAAGGTATGTTTGAGGCTTACGGTCATTACATCATTCCTTCAGGCGGCATCTCAGGCATGGCGCCCATTTCTGGCATTGGTTGCGGTTCAGGCATTTCTTCGGTCATGTCAGGTTGCTCACGCATTTCAGGTGATCCGCTGATCAAATCACCTGTATCCAGTGCGCCTGCAATCGTCCCCATGACAATATCCTGAATTTGCTCTTCTGTCATCCCTGCTTGCATCGCGCTGATACGTTTTGTTTCTGCATCGTAGGCGTCTACCTGTGCCTTGTATTCCTTAATGTCTACTTCACGCTTCGCAACGTCTGCCTGCACGCCTTCGATAATATCGACCATGCGGTTGAGTTCTTGCGCCATAACTTCCATTTGCTGCTGTGCAGCAGCCATTTCAGGTGACTCATCGCCTGTAGCAAGTACTTTAGGATCAAGGATTTTCTTGAACCGCTCTGCCATTTCCTGCGCGCCGGGCCAATCCATGTTCTTAATGAACAAATCGCCGGCCACAGACCAAAGTTGTGGGTTGGATTGCAGAATCTGGCTCATGGCATCAAGTGCTTCTTGACGCTTAGTCATGTAGCCGGGGCCAGTAGTGACCATAACGTCGTATGTACCAACGCCGGGGTTGTAAATCTTTTCGATCAGCCCGCCGGTTTCTTGGTCACGAATTTCACGTACAGGTTCTTCCTGCGACGGGTCCATTTTGACCATGCTGACTTCGCCATCAGCACCAATGATGCGTGCGATGCGCTGTGTGTCGTAGATTTTAGGGATCATATCGACGATTTGACGTGTAATGTAGCGAATTGCCCGCGCAAGGTTGTCAACGTAGTGATACGTGCCAACATCGCCCTGCTTTTCGCGTGCGACGATAGCTTTTGCAGACCGTTCGTTGCCTTGCTGGCCCAGCGACGCATCATACTGGCCGGTTGTGGCCTTGATGTCCTCTCCAGCGCCCATTTTAGCCTGTATCAGACCTGTTTGGGGTAAAGGTGGCTGTGCGCGCATAGGCAGCGGGAGAACGCCTCCAGCGCCGTCTGTAACGTCTGGGTTGACTTCCAAATACGGCCAGTTGGTCGTGTTGGCAGTCTTCCACTGGTTTTCGTAGCCTTCAAACTGGCCGCCATAACCGATAAATGGCGCTTTAGGTGCCAATGCAAGCATTTCTGCCTCTTGGCTGGTCCAGTAGTTGTACATACGCTGGGCGTCTTTGGCGTTACGCACAAGCCCAGAGATGTATATTTGGCCGTCAACTTCCC